AGCTTTGCTGTCTTGGTTTCTTGTAAGAAAGTTATCGCCACCGTTCCGTAACTTCTCGTCTATTAGCGCGTCAAGTCCCAATTCTAAATGCTTGTTTTTAATATTGCTTGTCATTTGAGCTTGTAACGTGGCATACGTTGCAAACGTCTGATAAGCCATTTCTGAGGTCATATACGCGTTCAAGTCGACCGCTGGGGGCTGTTGGGCCGGCTTGCTTTCCAAGGTTTCCACGCGCTTTTCTAGCGGTCCTAAATCGAGCGTTTGAATCGTCGGAGCTGGTTTACTTTCCAGCGCTTTGACCGATAGGGCCAACGATTGTACTCGACTTTCTAATGGTCCTAGATCAACGGTTGTAACTTGCGGACGTGCTTCGAGGGCTTCGATCCGTGCGATTAGCGGACCGTCATTGTATGTCTGTATAGCGTGGCTTGCGATATAATTTGCGATCTCATCGCGTAAGCTGACCTTTCCCAACTCAACCATTTCTGCCGGCTGGTATTCGTCCGCTGATTGTGTGACCTCTAATGTGGTTCTACGGTCAGATGGGAACACATACCCACCCGCTACAACTTCCACGGTATAGAGACCGATAGGCAGCGGTTTTGCAAGTTTAAATGAGATACTAGAGTTAGTAACCGATGTATCTATACTAATCTTACCGCTTGCGTTATATAGCGTTATTTTGGCTTCTGTGCCGTTTAATTCGTATACCGGATTGTGGTCTTCATCAAGTAGCTTGTACTCAAAGAGTGAGGCGCTATCGCCTTGCTTTACGATTTCACCACCGCCCGTTTGCTTTAAATTGGTAGAGTTTAATCTCAATTTTCCACCTCGCAATCTAGGCGAATGAGCCGAAGTCTGTAATCCGTTGCCCATTCTCTGATTGACCGACTGCTACATAGCGACGATTGCCGGATGCTCCAATGTACGTGATCCAGATATATCCATCGTTATCAAGCCATCCGTCATAGTTGATAACTTGACCGGCGGTATATACTGCTACAATCTCACCTAGAAGCCCAGCAGAAGCTCGTACATTGAGCGCTGATACTTCCACGGTAAATGTACCTTCTTCTGGGTTAAACTCGTCAGAATCGACTGTGAGGGGCTCTGACGGCTCGATAGCACTCACTTGCGCTGGTTGATCATCTACAGGGAAGTAAAACCATCCGACAATAGCAGTAAAATCACGAGTGTTATATCGTGCTGGACCACCAACATATAGACTGTCTTCGTTACCATCGATATTTTGTTCAATGGTACGCATGGTGTACCCATCACTATCCTCGATCACTAGGCCAGTATGACCGTATGAATGACCGAATAAGTAAGTAGTCTCTTGGACGAATACAGCGCCAGCTCTTGGCCGACTGTTAACGTTTCCCTCTTGGTTATATTCCACCTCGTAACCCAAATCACGGGCAGAATTGAGTAGATCAATAGCATTTCCCCAAAGAGTTTTGCCGAAAAAGTAAGTAGAGATTGCATTCGGTAGTGCAGCACACTGCATCCCCCACTTGCTCATAGATACGCCAGTTCCAGCATCTGCTAGCCCTTCTGCATATCCTAAAATATCATTTAAAGTAGCCATTACTGCTCCTTTCTAAAATCAAAAGCGACTACCCAGAAATAGATAGTCGCCAGCAAAAATATACTAATCTTCGTGAGGTTCTTCATAATCCAAAGCACGCTTGCTATCTCCATACCCAGCGGTTGTAGGGTCTGGCACGATATTCCAAGCATTGAATAGTGTCAAACCTACAAGATAAGGGTTTGATACAAATTTACCAAGGAGACCGAATACAGCACCCCAACTTGTCAAATCTTCAAATTTGATACCAAAGTAAGCCAAGATAGGCAATCCTAAGGCAAGCGCAAGTCGTGCTACGAATTGACGATTTTTAAAACGTACTTTCCAGTTAATTTTATTCATAATTTTATTTTCCTTCCTTTAATTTCAAAATTTCTTTTTCCAGTTCAATTATTGTATCAACCAGACGTCTGAAATGGCCGTCATCATCCACATACCAAAGGCCTTGTTGCTTGTCGTCGCCAAAAGCGCGAGTGACTAATCTACGTTCGTTACCTTCTCTTTTGTTCTTTGAATCGTTATACGATTCCCAACTTTCTTCTCCGACACCAAGCAATTCGAAGCCTAATACGTTATAGGCGTTAATTTCCCTCGTCCACTCATAATCCGGATTGTTCCACGAAGCTACTTTAGTTTCGGGATCGATAAAGTATGGCGGATTATCTAATCCAAATAGAGTAAGGCCTCCGGTTTTGCTTTTCACACAATAAAATGGAAGATTTTCGATCGGTAATCCGACATATCCGACTTCGTCCTCTAGTTCTTCCCAAACGTGAGGTTTCCCAGATCCATTATCAGACCATGACTCTGCATGCCCAAAATACTTCAAAGTTTTTAAATCGAGGACATCCTGCTTGATTTGCTCAAGATCAGTCGATGACGTGTCGTCGCTGGAAGTTGTGCCTGTCTTTTTGAGCTTTTCAACATCCTTCTCGATGCTATCGGCCCTTGTGACAAGAGCCTTTATATCTCGTCCGATTTGCTTAAATGCTTCGATTAGATTCATTCGCTACTCTCCTTTCGCCTCGTTGTATGCTGCGAGGTAATCCGCATCGGCTACAGCATCGATTTTTTGGCCAAGTTCTGTCAGCTTAGCCACAATAGCTCCGCTTGTGTCATCGTTAAGAGTAGCGATTTTGTCTGCTATCTCTTTGAGTGTGTCAAGATTCTCTGGCACACCTTCGCCTAAAATATCGGACTTAGCACGCTGGATCGCTTCATTGAGTTGTTGCTCTGTGATTCCAGCGTTTGATTCTTTATCATTGATCGCCTTACGCAAGTTTTTGATATCTGTACCGATCGCTACTACTACTGCTTCAAGTTTATTTTCTGCCATATTTTTATTCCTTTCAAATTTTAGCTAGGTTATATATTGTTACTAGGTCTGGAAGCTCGTCTATTTTAACGTTGCCCAATTGCTTCCTAACTTCTTCGGCCAACGCTCTCATTTTGGGTCTTCAGTCGATTCTGGGACGCTGTTCGCTGGATTGAATGACGGTCGCACACGGATTTCAAAGTCGCCTGTTGGGAATACGTACCCGTCTAGCTTGATTTCGAGCTTGTAATAGCCAGGAGCTACCACTTTGTCAAATTTAAAGCTAAAACTACCGTGTTCGACTTCGACATCTTTGTACAAGATCACGTTTTTAGAGTTGAAAATGACCAGCTTCCCTGTGCCTGTGAGGTCCTTCTTCACTCCATCTTCATCCAAAATCTCAAATTTAAAAACGGAGGAGGTGTCACCAGACTTAATGATACTTCCACCGTCAACTTGCTTAATGCTTGTCATGATACTCGACATCACATCACCTCCTTAATTTTTGCTTTGAATGAGAGCTTTAAGCTCCTTCATGTCCTCACTTAGAGCCTTGACTTGCTCTGCGAGGATCAATAGAGACTTATTCTGCTCATCGTGGTTATCAAGTCGTCTCACGGCCGTCAAACGAAAGTCACGCATGTTTTCGATGTCTTTCTCAATCACGACCATGCGTTTCTCTTGCGCCACGATATTGCCCTTAAAATTGCCGTAGATGCCAAGGAGGACACCGATAAATGCAACGATCATCGAAATGTCCTCCGCCGTGAAATGCATCATTCGCTCACCTCCTCAATTTTAGCGGAAGCCTCGTCAAACAGCTCTTTGAGTGCTGGATCGCTGTCCAAAACGTCGTTAAATTTGCTCAATAGCTCATTAACGCGCTTATATTCCTCGTTTGCCTCCTCGTATAAGACCTTATAATTCGAGGCTTCTACGATCGCGTTTGCGAGCTTTTGTGCGATGTCGTTTACAATTTTGTCCACTGTGTTCATGTTAACTCCACCCCCACTTGTTGGTATCGTTCCATCCCGGGGTCCCTTCGTTATGTTGATTTCTGAATTTGTATAATTGCGCGATATTGTCTCCGATTTGCCAAAGAATCTGGCGTAAACTTGCGTTTCCTCCGCCAGACTTTTCAAACAAAAAGTCTCCGGCGTAAATCCGCGAATTTCTCTTGTTGGTTATCGAAAATAACGACGTATCCGAATAAGTCGTTTTCATAAGCCACCCGTTGCGATTTTGAAAAGGAGAATCACACAAGACAATTTCATCTCCTACGACGTCGACTGAGTCGGCGTAACCTTCGGCGTTTGACCCGTTCCAGATTCGAATCCCCGTAAAGCCCCCAGAATTTCCATCTTCAGACCGGCCGTCTCCGTACCGGTTCGATCCCAGAATCGTCAGTCCGACTGGTTGTGAGCGACCTTGTATCCAACCTTTGCTGAATTTCAAAAATTGAGTTGGAAAATTAGTTCCCGAGCCGATTCTTTTTATGACCGACTCGTCCGACGTCGATTCTAGCGCGCTATTGTCAAGGTCAAACTTTAACTTACCATTGTTCGAAGCCAAAACTCCACCGTGAATAATATTCGCTGTAAGCCCATCTGATACAATGTTCTTTGCCGATACGTTGATAAGTCTTGCTATGTTTGCGTCAATCTCTCCAATATGGGCCGTCCCGATCTGAGCCTTCCCGATCATGGATTTTTTGATTACCCCATCTTTGATGATGGTCTTCTCACCGACTGAAAGCAAGCCCTCGTTAATTCGGACAGAGCCGTCGGGGTTGAGGTTGATCGCTCCCAGTACGTCGCCGGCACTGTTTAGATTTTTGACCGACCACGAGCCAGCCAGTAGTGTCATTTGCGTGCGTGTGGCTTCGATCAATGGATCAGCTTTTAGTTGGTCTGTTAGCGATAACGTGTAGTCAGACTTGATTGATCCTTTTTCAATTTTGACATTCCAAACGGATTTTAGTTTATTTGGATCCTTTCGATAGGTATTAACACGCAAGTGATAAGTCCCTGTCGGTTTATTCCAAGTGATCTTAGTTCCAGTCGTGCCAGTCTTCAGATCTGACACAATTTGATAATTTCTGACATCCTTGTCCATTAGCCACAAGACTACGTTATCGGATTCCTTGTTACCGTCGTGATGAGCCGTAAAGTTGCCGTCTGTTTTGGCACTGACAATATACTCTTGTCCTTGTTCCATGTAAATAGACGTGCTGTCCTTATACAAGATGTTATTATCAAAGTTAGCTGGCTTCTTGTCTGGTTTAAATGGGCCTTTCGAGCCGTTTAGCAGGTTAGCACCATCGGTATTAACGTACTTCCCGACTTCTGTCTGGAAAATATCGCTAGACATAACCAGCCGTGAGAGTTTGTCTGGCGCGTCTGTTTCGGACTTGCCGAGGATACGTTCATAGAGCTTGTTCGACTCTGCGAGTTTGTTATATTCGATCGTTTGAGCTGTGATCTGTTTGGATAGATTCAGCAAGTCGCGCCCTTGGTCAGTTTGTGCACGATTCAAACCGTCTAAATCGGTTTTATTCGCGAATTGTTGAGATACTTTGGACACAATCTTACTATAGATCGTGTCACCGTCAACGCTTTTTACCCCTTCCGTGACTTTGTTCTGCAAGTCTGGGCTCGATAAAATCTGCTGTTTGATCTGGTCTGATAGCTTGGACGTGTCCGGTAATGTTCCGGCTTTTTTGAGGGCCTCTTCTGCTCGCTTGTTAGCTTCTGCGATGGCCTGGTTTGTCAAGTTTTGAGCGTCAGAGATTTGCTTATCAACCTCTTTCTTGATCTTATCGACATCTTCTGTGTCAATGCGTTTTTCCCACATCGACCCGTTCCAGATATACATTCGGTCATACAAGCCATTCTTCTCAAACCAGATATCCCCGACTTTATGCTCTGTGGTATCGTTTGGGCGGTTGTACCAGACTTTATTGCCTTGCGCATTTAAGAGATAGTCTGGTAGGCTATTCTCAAAACTCTGTTGTGCCTTAGCGATTTCGTCAACCTTGCCGGCCAGACTGCTTTGCATCGTAGCACGGACATTCGTACCAATTTCACCAAATTCTACACTTGCATTGCGCTCGTTCACAAAGTCATAAGTGATCGTGGTCACTTTGGCAGTTTCATCGGTTAAACCAATCTGTGGGTAGTAGACAGGCACTATGTCGCATAGTTCAAGCTCTTCAATCCAAGCGCGATCTGCATAGTCTAGTGTCTTAGCTAAATCTACATACTCGATCTTAGTATTGATTTTAGGCTTACCGATTGCGTTCCGTTCCATGTAGTCACTGGCCAGTTTACGCAACTTATCAGCATTTGGAATGTTTTTCTTTTTGCTATCAGAATTAAATTCGCTTGAAAAGTCTACGACCTTAATTCTGCGATGCGCATAGAGAGCCTTATACTTACTATCTACATAATTTTCTGGGATTGTAACCGTGATAGGGTCTGGCTGGCTATCGCTAGTGTCTCCCTCTGGTTTTTCTGGGGTGTATGTAGCGAATGGTAACACGCTTGTATAAGCGTCCTCGATGGTTTCATCAACTTCAGCGGATAGGATATTGCGTCCATACTCTAATACGGTTGGTGCGGTACGGCCTAACTGCTTGTGCAGTCTGACCGTCATGTTGTCAAACTCATACTCACCGCCCCAGATATCAAGGATAGACCCCTCTACACCACCAAGAGCAAGACGGGCATTAGTAACCTTATCAATGGTTAATGTGGTAGTCGCACTTGTCTGAATGTCAGACCAGACATCAAAGCGATAATCACCGATAAGTGCGCCTCTCCAAAGCGATAGAGCGTTAAATGCTGTGCCGTTTAAGACCACGCCGTTTCTAATAGCCATGTATTCCAACTTGTGTGAAATATGTTGACCGTAGATTTTAACAATATTACTGCTATCTTTGACGATGCGAGAGATTTCAAAAGTCTGATTTTTGGTTCTTAGCCCAGCATCAGCTTTCAGTTTCATCTCTTTTTCAATGATAGCTACCATCGGGTCATTGACAGGAATTTCTGCATATAGCGTGTAATTCCCGTTACGCTCCCGTGTGACTGTACCCTTGGTTACATTAAGCTCGCCAAGGCCATAGGTATCAAACACCGTCTCATTTTTGTTAAATAGTATAGGCCTCATAGCTTAACCCCCCAGTTTGGAATAGTAAACACCTCGAAATTGCCATCCCAACTTACCAAATTTCGACCGAAGTCGTAGTAAGGCATCTGGAATTGTGGAGACCGTACAACCTTATCCCATGCTGGCAGATTATCTTTGAATACTTGGTTAGCTTGCATATCGATTGTTATCTTGCCTTGTACACCTCTCAATTTGGTCTTGCGACCATTGATAGTGAGCGTACAGTCACCCGACCCTACAAGCGTTATGATAGGCTTAGCGTTTACGTTTCCTAAACCGTTGAAACTAGCACCGTTCGTAAGTTTTTGAGTTTTACGTCCTTGTTTGTAGAATTTGACTGGATAAGTCAAAAAGTTAAGTTTGACCTTGCCAAACTGTCGCATAATACTGGCAATCTCAAAGCTCTCTAGGTATGCAGAGCGATAGATAAAATCTTTATCCCATGAGAGAGTCATGTCCTTGTAGCCTTCTACATTGAGCCAGTTACTGATATCACCCTCGATATCTGACAACCTCAAATTAGAGGAGATAGTGCAAGGCAATTCCAGAGTAACCGATTTTAGACGATTGTTAGATAGTAGCAAGTCACCATCACGGCCGGCGACTGATACCGTTGAAATGTCTTGACCAGTAGAGCCGATTACATAGTCACTAGTAACACGCAAGCCGTATCTACTACTATCTGTGCCATTAAAATTAAATGTACCCATTAAGCCATCTTACCTCCTTCTAAATTAGTGTAGTATGCCAATTCACGTAGTAACCTACGCATATTTTCTGGGCTAAAGAAATTATCGCTTACCGTTCCGTTTGCATTGAGCGTGTAGTTGTTAGTCACGCTTGAGTTAGATACGCTACCAGCACCAAAGCTAGGACTGATTGAACCAGTTAGACCCAGAGCGCTCTCTGGTGTGAATGAAACACGGTCAGCAAGGGCCTTGCCAGCATCTATCACATCCTTACTAAGTCCAGTCATGCTATCGTCTACGAAGTAGCCAAACTTTTCAATACCGACTGCCATACCTTCCGGGATAGCTCGCCCGATTTGGTCACGAAAGACTTTGGAAGGCGAGTTGATACGCAAGGCAGAGCGTGCAGCGCTCACTGCAGCGCCCGCTATGGATGCGGCTGCACTTGCTACTGATCCAGCCATAGCATAGATACCAGCGCTTAGACCTTCACCGATTGAGAGACCAGCGCTGTATGCACCACCAAACCCACCTTGTAGATGGGCATTAGCAGTATGTTTCAAGCTAGAGGAAGCACCGCCAACTGCACCACCTCTTGAGCTGATACCGCTAGCTAGACCACCACCAAACTGGCCACCAGCGCTACGACCATCTGACCCAAGAGATGCCACGCTCTGTTTAGCAGTAGATTGCAAACTTTTGGAAGATGAGCTTACCTGGCCTTGTTTGGCGCCAATACCAAGAGAGATACCACCACCAAATTGCTGACCAGCGGTCATACCTTTAAATGTCATCGATATCATTTGGCCTGCTGCTGCAAGCGTCATGCCAAGACTAGCACCCGCTACTGATCCTTGTGATGAATTGATACCAGTAGAGATACCACCACCAAAATTAGATCCAGCGGTCTGTCCTTCACCAGCGAGTGCACTCATAGCACCTACTGCAGTAGATTTGATAAAATCACTAGCACTTTGTACGAGTGGAGAACTTTCAGAAATACCTTGTGCATAGTTCCCGCTCACTTGCGCCCCGCTATATTTAGCCTCTGTTGGCAAGTTATTGAATGCTTGCTTAGATGCTTCCGTCATTTCAGAAGATGCTTGTGCTACATCTTCTTTGCCCGCACGAATACCATCAGCGGTTTGTTTTGGAATTTCACGGGCTTTCACATCAAATCCAGCTTCTGCTAGAGCATCTCTGAACTCGTTACCTATTGCAGTAACCATAGCTTGCACTTCTGGGGCAAGTTCTACGCCAGTTGCCCGAATACCACGTAGGAAGCCTTCCTTAGCTTTATCTCCCGCCTCTGTCCACTTGCCATTCAATGCGCCTAACTGTTCGTCAGAGGCATTTACAAGGGCTTGTGTTTGCTCTGCCATCTTAGGCCCAGCTTGTCGCATCTGTTCGATAAGGCCTTGGTCTAGTCCACGTTGTGCCAAAATTTCAAGGTTCTGCGACCACTTGTCAACTGCGTCAATATTTTGTTGCAGATTGGCAGTCATCTGCTCTGCAGATAAGGCAGTCTGTTGCTCGATGGCTTGGAATGCGTTTTGTACGTCACCTCGAAGGGCTTCATACTGGGCTTTCATGTCCTCTACCAACTTGCGTTGGCTATCGTCCATTGTTTCCCACGATAAGGCCATACGGCCAGAAGCGTCTTCAACCGCTTTAGCTTGCGCCTCGTTAGCGTTAGCAATTATCTCCGTGGCCCGTTGCTCAGAGTCAGCGAGTGACTTCTTGCTTTCCTCAAGAGACTTGATTTTCTCTTCACTGTCTTTGAGGATCCCATTCCGTACTTCTTCTTTTGCAGAGTTAGATAAAATGCTAGCACCGTAAGCGCCCTCTGCCTTGTCAAGTTTCTCGATTTCTTCTTTTTGCTTCTTCTTGACATCTGCAATCTTGTCATCGAGTTCTAGCCGTTGTTTGGCAATTTCTACAAGTCGTTGGTTCGCTGCCTCTGCTTCTGCGGATTGTTTTGAAATTTCAATCTGCTTACGGATAGCGTCTGCAGTCATATTGATAGTGCCAGTGACCTTATCATAAGAGATGTTCAAACCATCAATGCGTGAGTTGAGTATTTCAGCCGAAGAAGCAAGCTCTTTCTTCTGTGCAGCGGTCTTCTTCTCGACGTGGCTTAATTCTTCAATCTTCTTGACAAGTCGCTCATTATCTTCTGCAGTGGCCTTGATTTCACGCCTGCGATCCTCGTAGCTCTCATTGCCTTTCTCGACGCTATCGTTTAAATTCTTGATTGATTGTTGATATTCTTCTGCTTTGGCCTTAGCTTCCTTCATAGCCTCGCTATCTTGCGATAACCAAGAAACTAGACCAGCTAGGGCACCGACTACTAAGAAGATACCGCCTGATGATAAAGTGGCCAGTGCTCCAGTCAATCCGACTGTTGCGCCTTCTGCTACTAGTGAGGTACTAGCCAGTGTAGTAAGGGATGTGATAAGGTTACCAATTAGTCCACCAATCCCCTTAATGATCGCAAGCCCAAGCATAGCGCCCTTAAAGGCTAGGATTGCTACGACTGCCCCACCCAAAGCACCAAGCAATGGGTCTAATATAGGTTTGAAGAAGCCTAGCACCTTGACTGCAGTCTGTATGACTGGAGTAACTGCCTTGATTGCATTCACAATCGAAGCAAACACATTGTTGACAACCGCCTTGATACCGTCCAAATTCTGGGCGATACTCTTGCCGGTAACAGCCTTGCTCATTTTGTCAAAGGCATCAATCACATTAGCAATACCTTTGGCCACGGCATTTACAATGTTTCCGAATGATGTCCGGATACCCTCGCTATTCTTACGAGCCATTTCAGCAAAGCCATTAGTGCCTTTGTTAAGCTCGATCAGACGCTTGCTAAAATCTTGGAAAGTGATTTGTCCATTTTGCAATGCTGCATAAAAATCTTTCTGGGCAGATGCACCAGCAAAGCCAAAACTTTCAGCGGTCTTTTGCAATGCATAAGGCATAGTCTCTTGCAATGTCTTCCACGATTGCATATCAACCTTGCCAGCAGATAACATCTGGGTATATTGTTGCAATCCACGGCTTGCATCTTCTGTGGATGCACCAGAGGCTAAAAACGCATTATTTAAGGCGATTGTCAACTTGGTCGATGTCTTCAAATCACCCGTCATAGAGGTCAACTTCTGAGTGGTTGCTACAACTGTATCCAGTGTTGTTGGTAATCCCTCGATGCCTTCTGACAGTGCCTTGGTTGACTGTGCTACATCCTTGGAAGAATGCCCTAGGGACTGCATGACCTTAGGGAAACGTTGCAAGGTGTCAAAGCGATCAATAGCCTTGTCCAGCGATGCAGTGATTAAATCAAGACCAGCGTTGACTGCCTTGAATGCAATCGCACCGACAGAAAAGTTTTTGATACTATCTTTTAACTTCTCAAAGCCAGTAGCACTTTGTTTAGCCTTCTCTCCACCCTTGCCGGCATCATCACCGGCCTTTTTAAAGCCTTCTCCAGCCTTGCTAGCTTGACTTCCAGCGTTTTGCAGTGTTTGGCTTGCTGACTTAAAACCATTAGAGGAACGTGTTGCATCTGCTTCTAGCTTCTTTAAATCACTAGCTAGGGCAGACAACTTATTACCATTGACTTGTACATCAATTACTATTTTTCCGTCTGACATTATTCCTCCTCTCTATCTAATCTGTATTTATTCTGTAGTTTACGCATATTCGCTTTATATTCTGCTGGATCGTGAGGTTTAGGCTTCCAGTCTCTTATCTGGATAAGGCGTGCGACTGGTGTATTGTCTGGCAAGCCATTTAGCAATGCAGAAAATTCTTGCCAGGTCATTCTTCCTTGTTCTTCAAAGAGATTGATACCATAAGCCATTCTGAAGCTAGCGTAGATGTCGCTTGCATCTTCTTCGATGTCTAACAGTCTTACCTTGTCTATATCCTCCTTTGGTACGGGCATAGGATTGCCATTTCTATCTAGTACGGGTTTCTCTTTCTGTGTCTTGATGAAATGCTCGTCTATGTATTCCCAGACCGTGAGGAAGGTGAGAGCGTCTGTGATATGTTGGCCGGTCATGATTTCTACTGCTACTTGGAATTTTTCCAATTCGTTCAGCAAGTCGTCACCAAAGACCTCAAACACATCTAGCACCGTATCAAAAGAGCAGTCAATATCATACTCGATACCGTCCAACTCAAAGCTATTTAGTAGAGGCTCATTCAGTTTCATGAGCATGTCCTACTTTTTTGTTTTGCGTTTTTTCTTCTCTGACTTTCGGATATACTGACTAGTACGCTCATTAACTTTATCAGCACGCTCTTTCTGGATCTTCTCTAATTCCTTAGCTACAAGTTCATCCACTTGCTCCAGTGCATCACCCAAAGTCAGATAGTCTGGATACTTTTCGTACAATTTGGCAAAAGTACCATCACCAAAGAAAGCATCATACTTGATTTCAAGCAGTTTCTTTTCCATCTCAATAGCTTGCTGGGCTACTTTGGCATCAATGACACCCTCTTTCACATCGTCAAACTCGCCAGCATTAGAGCGTTCCACAAGTTCTTTCTGATATTCGTTAAAACGATCATTGATTTTCTGTGGCACATCTGCGAATTTAACCAGTGCCTCGGTTGAAGTGTCAAACCAAAACTCAAGCTCCCCGATTTTAATAGGAAAGCCAGAGCGTTCAATGTTAATGTTGATAGTCATTTTAAAATCTCCTTCTCAGTACAAAAAAAGAGCGCTACCTATGATAGATAGCGCCTCGAATGGGAATTATCCCACAACTGCGGTAGTTTCTGGAAGCGTATTGTAAGAGATTTTGCATCCAAATTCTTCGTAGTCTGCAGCAGCACCAGAACCCGCCTTAATATCAGAAACTGTAGCAATACCCACTGTCTCATTCTTTTTATCAGCATCTACAACCTTATGCCAAACCAAGCGGTCATTGCCAAGTTTGTACTTGAGACCAGCAATGTGTTTCATAGCTGGGTCTTCCTTGTCGTAAGTGCCTTTGAATGTGTAAGAGCCTTTTACAGATGTAACCGTAGTTTCTTCTGTACCATCACCGTCGTAGTAAGCGACCGATGTAGTAGCTTCGTCTGTATCATCCGTTACATCTTCAATCCATTTAGCCAATTCCATGTATGCAGATTTCTCTGGCTTAACTTTTGGATCAGTAACGGGTGCGATATAATGCCCGCGTAGGGCGTTTTTAAAACGTGCCATATTTTGTTGTTATTCCTTTCATTTTGAAAATACTGTGATATTCGCTTGAATATCTTGTAGGTAGATGTAATATCCTTGATCGTCTCTGTCGTTTAAGAACGGCATAGTGACTGTTAAATTGTCAAACTCGTAAGAGCCATTCTTGCTAGGCAATTCCAAATTAAATTCTGAAAGTGCCTCGTTAATAGCCCAAATACAAGTGTTAGCTTTGCTGTGACTTTTGGTTTTGATTGCAATTTCAAAAGGCAGTGTGACATCCTTTGCCTCGTCCATATAGAGCGTATTGACTTTGCCACCAGCAAGTGGATAGCATACTAGGCTCTCGTCCTCGTCTAAATAGTCCATACGGCAAGGGATAGGAAGATTGAGCGTATTGATAAAGCTATTGAGTTGTTCCAAAAAGTCATTTTTCCCGATGTTTTTCGTCATAGACCCATAGCCTCCTTGCCTTTATCAGCCCACTTGCTACCATACATAGCAGATGCCTTCTTATCCCATCGTGGGCCAGTTCCAGCCATTTTACCTTTAGACCAGTGCCAAGAGCGTTTTTTGTTATAAGCTCCACCGTAAAACTGCGCTCGTGCATAGACTGTGTTGTAGATAATCTTGTTACCCGATACGTGGCCAGAGCCTCGTAAGTTGCCGTCTCGAAGTGGCACAAACTGTTCCATGTCTAACATCGCTTGGTTAGCAATAGCATACTCTGCCTTCTTGAGACTTGCATTAGATACCTTCTTGTTAGCACCGCTCAAATCAACCTTAATAGTGATACCCATTAGATCACCTCGATTTCATAAGTCAAAATACGCTTATTCATAGGGTGTCGGTTTGGGATAATTCGGCTGATAATGTACGCTTGGTTATCTACAATCAGCTGGCCGTCAATGTATGATCTATCAATCTCTACATTGCAGTAGTCTGTATCAATGTACAGTACGCCTGCATAGTTAACTGTGCGGTTTTTACTTGCACCGGACTTCTGCGACTGTACGTGATTTGTACTCTGGTCAAATCTACAAGGACGGATATACAAGTCCTCGCTAAACAATTCAGCGCCCCACTCATCCATGCCGATGCGCTTCTTGATGATAGCTTCATCTACTAACATTCGTTTATCGATCATAGCAGACCCCACTATAATTAAAACCAGCCATATTCAGCCAGTTTTCAGCGTCTAGGCATAGATTGTAGTGCTTGCCAGCCGTAGCCGTCTGTGTGCTATTCTGATAGCTCACAGTAGTACGACCAACTGTCACGCTTGCAAGTGATTGCTTTTCTTCTGCAGTCATGACTCCAGTGCGTTCAAGATATGCAATCTGGTTAGCAACTGCATTCTTAACCGCTTGCTTCCGTGGCTCGAAGTCACTGCTAAAGTCCTTGTATGCGTAGAAATTGCGAATATACAAGTTAATAGTCATTTCTGCTCGCTTGTATAATTCGTCAAATTTATCAATCTCATCAAAACCTAATTCAAGGTATTCTGGGTAGGTTAGGTAGTCCATATTTCACCTCTTCTGAAAATAAAAGAGGCTGATTATGCTTCAACCTCTTCTGTATCTTCTTTTTTGTTGTCCACCCGTACAAAAAACGGGCTGAGTTCTGGATGCGAGAGCTCTCCTTTGGCATTAAGCTCATCTGCTGACTTGACATTCATGTCGTATTCAACATCTTTGTCATAGTTTTGCTCTTTGCCGTCGATAAGAAATACGACGTTTGATGTAGCTTTATATTTAGCCATTTAGTCTACTCCTCCTCGGTACCTTTTTCTAAAAGGGCTGTAAGATCCTTTTTAGTAACTTTTCCCTCTGGAAGTGGAATAGAGCGTTCTTCAAGAAGGGCTTTCAATTCATCCATGGTCATTTTATTGTAAGGGTCAGAGGCAGAGTCTTTTTCCTCTTTCTTCTCCTTAAACCCATCAGCAATCAATTGGATTTCAAGTTCACTGCCCTCCTGAACAGTGTAGACTTGATTGTTTTTCTCGTACTTCTTCATGTTTCACCCCCTATTAAGCTGATTTATGAGATACATAGACACCGTCTTTCTTGGTGTCTAGGACAAAGAGGTCATGGTACAAACGGTTTTGGTACAAGTATCCGTCACCTTCTGTATGTTGACCAGGAGCGAAAAGATAGATTGAGTTGAATTTAGCCTTTGCAATAACTGCTGGCTTAGCAACGATCAAGAAATTGATATCTTTACCATCTGACGCTTTGACAAAACCTGTCGTAAAGTCAAACTTAGTTTTGAAACGTGCATCATCCCAAACTTCGACGATTTGAACTCCATCGAGCGAAGTGACACGGGTATCAATGCCTTGAGGTGATGTAGTAGCGATTGAGCGTGTGAAGTCTTTAGAGCGTTCTAGGAAGTCCATTACTTCGCTTGAAACGTACATGACGATATTTTGGGCTCCGTATTTACGAACTGGCAAAAGGGCAGCTTTCAAGCGTGAGTAAATATTCACTTCTGACAAGTCAGTTTCAGACTTGAAGTGTGTACCTGTGATAGCTTCTGTTGCAAGTTTAGAAAAGCGGTAAGCGTCAACTTCTGGAGTTGCGTGCTCAGTGATAAATGTGTTAGATACGTTAGCAGCTGAAAGTTCTTGGTTTGTTTCGTCTACGTCTGCAGCATCTACGAAAAACTCGACGTCACGGTCAAAACCGAGAGTGTAAACTTTCTTGTCGTTTGAAACCGTACCAGCATTGTAGCCCTTAGAGCGTGTGTGTGCCTTATAGCCTGTTACAGAGATTGTCGGCAATTCGAACGACTTAGCGCCCAACCAATTTACCTGTGGTGTTTCCAAAATGTTTGTGAGGGCACCTTGCATCAATTTCTTTTCAAATGTGCCCTCGTGTTTAGTGATGTAGTTAATTGTCATTGATTATTCTCCTATCAATTTGTTAGTCCTAGAGCCTTCATGAAGGCATCTTCTCGATTTGTTTCAGCCGTTGGATTTCCTCCGACTGAAAACGTTGGTTTCTTCTCCTCAGCTTGCTCTGTGTGACCAAATTGAGGATATTTCTGCAATACTTGGCCGATAGCATCCTCAATAGATACCTCGTCTGTTACCAAGCGAGCAGATAGAGTGATGACATCGTCAACAGACTCAGCATTTACTCCCAAAGTCAGAGCTGACAGTTTCGCTTCCAGGTTCTTTTTATCCGACAAAGCAAGTTCTAGCTCTTTCTCTTTAACAGCAAGCGCCTCTGACTGTTTCTCGACCTCGCTCTTTTGTGAGTCTTTCCACTCTTTGAGCTGCTGGAGTCCTTCCTTGGCACTATTGAAATTTTCAAACCCTAGGTCTTTGAAGATTTTTTCTTGTGCTTTCTTAGCCTCTTTAGCGACAAGACCAGTCACTTCTTCCTGAGTGAACGTCTTGATAGGTTGCTCTTGAGTTTGTGACTCAACGGTTTCTCCAGCATTGACTGGCTGGTCAGTTTGTGTTTGAATGTCTTCTGGCATTCTTCTGTCCTCCTAAAATTAGGTCTTATCTTCCGTTCTTTACCGACTGCGGATAAAGTCAAGCAAAAAACCGCATGGGACTCCATACGGTTTATAGTGTTTTATATTGGTTTTCTAGTAGTCTATTCCTACCAGTCAAGATGTCGGATCACCTCCTTATCTAAAACCAAACCACGACTTTTTACGTGGCTTCTTGAGTTCCTGGATAATTTTCTCGATTTCATCAAATCGGCTGTTAGTAACTTTTACATTTTGTGAGCTGATCTTCTCTAATCTATCCACAATGTTCCACAGCTGATTGTTTTGGTCAAGTAAATAATCCACAGCACCCTCTGACTTCCTCAGTCGATCATATAGCTCACGTTTTTTCTTGATGCGTTTGTTCATTGACTCTCCTTTCAGGCATAATAAAAGCGCCTAGATTGTTCTAAGCGCTAAGTTGCTGAAATGCTAAGGATTTCATCCTCAAAATATTCTCTAGGAGTTCCATCAACATCTACAAGCAAGGAGTCCATCTCCTCTGCGTTGTCTGAGGCGTCACAATAATCCTCTACAAATCCTCTAACCACCACGCCATTTTTTAACGTGATACTTACATCTGTACGGTTAAATTTCCAGAGTTTCATTTTAAGTTCCTCCTTTTCAATGTTGGTACGATATGTGCCCCTGTAGTTCTATAATGTATCCTAAAACTATCAGTTTCAAACATTTCCCCTGTTTTTTGGTCAATATAGACCCCAATCTTTTTATTGTGTTTGATAATCTCTTTTTTAGGGATGTATGAGCCATTATCAGAGTATCTAAACTCTCCCGTTCCTGCATAACGTTTAATGAGCTTAGCTGCTTCATCCATTGAGATTGTCAGATAGCTTGGTTCAAACTCCTTACCTTTTTTAAAGCCGTCCTCAAGCCTTTGGTACCATTCATTAGTACCTTTGATGTGGGCGGCTTGCTTTTGTTCATTTATTTCTGCCTTAATTATACCATCTTTTACAGCGTTCGCGAAACGTTCCCGCATTTCTTTTTGTTCTGCTCTGTGTTTTTCCAGCTTTTCAAGTTCTTTTCCAACCTTAACCTCTTTCTTAGCATCTGTATACGGACCCTTGTGGTATTTTTCTCTCGCATAATCACGATGAAGAAACGGCTTATCTTTAAGAAAATCACGCATAGCGCCTTGCTGAGTGCGTATCTTACTCTTGTACTTATCTATAAGGTCCTTATCGCCCAACTTATTGGCAATGTGTAATTTTTCCTTACTGTCTCTTATAGAACGTTCTAATGCCCTTTGTTTAGCCTGTGCATTAGCGTTAGCTATGGCCTCACTAGGGCTTATATCCTTAACATCTGGGCCTAAGTCTGGCAGTTCGTTAAAACCTACGACAAAAGGCGTTATATCATGACCACAGTTAATACCCAGGCACCCAGCGGGCGTGCCGTAACCGTGGTCAGCCATTGATAAGATAGTGATGCCGTTCTCTTCCCTTTGCGGGCCGTAAGTAACAATCTGATGCTGTAAGGGTGCGCAAGCCTCTCTGGCAGTGGCCTTTTTGGAGAAATAAAAAGTATCAATGCCAAATTCTTTAGCTGGTGCGGTACGCATTTCACGAAAAGCCCGCTTGACCGTTGACCTTATAATAGTTCTAGCGTAGCTATCAGCTCTCCATCGCTTACCTTGGCTATCAGTAAAACCATAGAAGCCTTTTTCAAACCATTTCATGATAGTGTCATTCAAAGCTCTCTCTGGCGTTGTGATGCCAGTTACGACCTTACCAACACTTTCCTCTATGACGGATTGAAAAACGCTTCTCACGCTCTCTGGTAGCGTCGAATTGATAAGGTTGTTCACGTCTCCCAGAGCTTGATTAGCGTAGCTTGCCAGATTGTTTTGAATTTCTGGATTATCGTCAAGATCATCTGCTCCCAAAGTTTCTGCTAGTTGGTCTCTGGTAGTCTTATATACCTCGTAACCCTCGCCCTCAATAACTTGTCTTAGTTGCTTTTCTGCTATTCCAGAATATTCAGCAATTAGCTTCACGTTTTCCTCATTGAGTAAGCCCATCTGGTTCATCTTCTCTAACTGCCAGATATAAGGATTTTCAGCGAGGCTTACTGACCCACGCTCTAGCAATCTATCTACAACTTGGTCGAAGAGTTCAAGGGTTAGCTTATGATAAAGGTCTGATACTTGACTAGCGTCTAGGGTTAGTTGCTGGTCATTCAGCTTTATCTTTCTATTAGCGCTAGTCTTCATGCCTATTCTCCGTAGATGTCAATGTCCGTCTGGTCACGCTCAGCGTTAGCTTCATCCAGTGTGTTGCCGTTTATTTCGTCCTTGATTTTTTTGGCTTTCTCAGGTGTCACATTGAGCACTTTCTCAATGGCCATGACGTCGGTACCAAATCCAGCGGTCACTACCTTAATCCAGTAGTCTAGTTCAGCATTACGATCAGTAAAGACCCCGTCATCTAAATTAACGCTGATTTTGTCCATTTTTGGGACGCTGCCTTTGTATAAATCGTAGGCAATAGCAAGCTCGATCATTGAGATGATAAGTTCTTTTAGTGCTTGTTCTACAAGATTTACAATGCTGTTACGCATTTGGTATGTATCAGAGTTCTCGCTGACGATCTCTGTAGCAGTCTTCATGCTCTTACCATCGAAGCTAAACATACCAGCAGAAACGCCAATTTGCATCTCAAAGAGCGCCAATCCCTCGTTAATAGCCTTGATGTAGTCATCAGAGCGGATAGGTGTGGTTAGGTCTGTAATACCTATACCTTTGTCCATATCTCCGTTGTCAAACTGCTCATAGACATTCTGACCAACGTCAAACTCTCGCTTAACTACGACCTTTTCGCCATCTTGATTATACTGAGTCTTGATCGTCTGAATAGGCACAGCTACACGGCGTTGACCCATCTTGACTTCCCACATAAACTGATCATAGGTCTCATTAAGAAAATCAATCGTAGTCTTGGCATTATCGAAGATAGACAGACCCAAAGGGCTGTTAATATCTTTATTGTTCATCCCTGGAGTCTTCAAGTAGGTGAATAGCGGACGGCTCAGACCGTTAACATTAACCGTTTCCTCTAAATCCTCGTACAGCGTAGACAGTGGCACTCTAGCCCCTACTGTGTCCTGTTTATCAGACTTGTAGAGCTCGTTCGTGATCGTGTACTCTTCACTGTTCTTCCATTCGTGGAACTCAATAAGGGTGTAGTATTTCTGCTTCTGCCCCTCTGATTTGGTTGTTTTGGTTACAATAGCAGCACTAGACACATCCTGAGTATTTGATTGAAGAGGTAGGAAAACAGGGGCCTGAACGAATGCCACCCGCACCTTGTCATTATCAATATAAGGACGCATAGCAAGCCCACCGAGAGCTAGACAGCTCTCAAGGTAGCGCTCAAAGTTTTTTAAAAAACGGTCATTTTGTAGCTGATCCTGGATAAAATCATTAGCTGTCTTGTCATTCAGCTTAATTTCAGCCTGTTCATTAAAAACTAGGCTTGCAATCTTTTTGGCAGCAGTTCGACCCACTGGCAAATGATTATAATCCCGTTTTTGCTTTGTGCCGTTGCTATCTTTGTACTCAATCTGTGGATAACGTCCTGCAAAATATTTCAGGTTCTCCATGATACGGTCATACTCTGCTCCAGATACTGCTATTTTTGGGTGGTCTGTGATATTGGCTAGGTTTTGCGTCGTCATCACGTATTTACTCCTTGTAAAAAAATTCTTGATAGTTTGTACTATTCCCATTGTTAGCTCCTTTAGGGCAAAATAAAAGAACGCTTATTTTGCGTTCTTTTTGCTTATACTCAACAGTTTACTGCTGCACCTTTTGCTACATGTTTTAGTCTTGCTATACTTATTAACAGAAAATACAGAGTCACAAATAACACAGTTTCTAATTTCGTTATCAACTCCACTCTTGCGCCGTGCTTTGGAACGACATTCAGGGGAGCAATACTTGCCGTGTCGCTTGCCTGAAACAAAGATCTTACCACAACACTCACAAACCATCTTAGTCTTGCCACGCTTAGCAAAGTTTATCTTTTCAGCATGTTTTTTGTGCCATGCTATCCCCTCTGGTGATGAATGCCATGCCTTGGTCTTTTCACGCTGGGCGCTCATATTCGCCTGCCATTTCTTGAGTCTACTGTCAGGTATATTTTCGCCGTGCCACCGTAAGTGTTCTTTTTGTGTCATGCACATCAAGTTATCAATTTCATTGTTATCCTTATTTTCATCTTTATGATGGATTTGGTAACCTTTTGGTATATCACCATGGTATTTATTCCAAATATAGACATGTAATCTAGGTCTTCGACCGTCAATCTTTTTACTAGATAAATAGTAACCCGTTTTCAAGTCTTTCCTGAATTTGTAACCATCTACAAAAGCATAGCCATCTTTATATGTTATATCCATATTTCTCACCTCAGAACTATTATAACATATAATCTAAGCATGGTCATTGTTTTTACGCTTTTAAGTCTAATTCCCTTGCGTTATCTAATACAAAATATTTCATAGAGTCGCAACAGTGGTCATCTTCCTTGATGACTTTGGGGTCGTCTGTATTGATTGTCTTGTCATCGTATCGATACATCTTATGCTCCTCAACAAATACCTTGTTAGCTGGTATATCGAGGTAGTAGAAGCGTCCTTCTGCCAGTAAGCTGATTACCATGTCAATCATGGTCTGATTTTTCTTTTTGGCCACAGGGTGCCATCTTTCTCCGTAGTCCTTAAAGTATTGATTTCTCAATGCCCCCTCAGCACTATCAATAGTTATCTTGAGCTTAGGCACTCTGTAGGTCTTCATTACTTCATCTATGAAGTCATGGATCATCACAGTAAGCTCACTAGGTGCCTTTTTGATAGTCTTACCAGCTGGTGAGTAGTAAAAAGTATCAAGTAAGATAACATTACCCTTGGCAGTAAGTCCATAGGCTCCACAGGCTGTGGCTGATTGTTGGTGTCCTGTATCCAGGGCAAACGATACACCGATAAGCCTATCGTCCTCTGGCAAGCTCTGTAGTGGCTTAAAGTAGTTCATGTTGTACACATGATTACCAAGGCCGATTACCTCACCTAAATACATCCAGCGATAGTAGTCTGGGTCGGTCTCTTTGTACCGCTCTATCTTCTCGATCATCTGTTTAGACAAAAAGCCTAGCTTATCATCCAAATAGGTGCTGTGATGTATCAAGTACGTTGGATCACTTGCTTTCTCAGCCACCCATCCATTGATCCAATCATAAGGGTTTCTAGGCGGGTTGTATGTAAAATAGACCTTGACTTGTTTACCATTAGGCAACTCTTGACGGATGAAAGTATCCTCTACGATGTCAATGTCTTCACGGCCAGCAAACTCTGCCAATTCCTCAAACCATACAGACATGACATAGCCTTTGGCTATCTTCTGCGACTTGAGTTTCATGGGGTCATCTACACCGTAGAAATAAAAAGCCGTGCCTGTCTGTTTATGAGTTATCTGTAAGGGAGATTTCCCAAACTTGAACTGATTAGCTAGTCCCATCTCATAGATGGCCCATCTTATCTGCTCATATACCGACATTCTCAGGTACTTTCCGACTTTTCGCAAGACCACCACATTGCCCATAGGATCATTGATAAAATCATTTACAAGGTCAATAGAGACCACTGATGACTTAGTAGATGCACGGCCACCCTTGAGGACCACATGGCTCTTGAGAGTGTAGAGCACTTCGTCAAATACTGGGTTAATCAGTTTGGCTAGGTTCAGTATTGCCATTGTACTCACTCCTGTCAAATGTAAATCCAGTAATTACTGTATCGCTCTCATCGTTAGAGCCTAACTGAGCTTTGAGGTTGTCAATTCTCAGACGTTGCTCCTCAGTAGCTAGTGGAGAACGTGTCAGCTCATCGTAGGTCTTCATCATACGTGTTAGCTCTGACTGAGCTCTTGCTATAGCGCTGAGTGCTTTGCTTTGCTTATCCCAGGCTGTGTGATGTTCATAAGCTATACCGCCTTTAGCTGTGCTTGCAACAAGGCTTGTAGTGTCTTCTACATCCGTCACGAATAAAATGCGCTGAGCGTGCAGCAGATTAGCATAGGCTAGCGTGATGTTTTCCCAAAGGATATCAATAGGGCTCATAGCTTCAACTTCATCTATCAGCTCAGATATACCCTCTGGCAAGTAGCGTCTTCTCAGGCCGTGTGTCACAGCATTTGAATTACCCTTAGGTGCTCCGTGACCTACAGCATTCTTATTTCCTTTCGGTGGACCCATCTTTTTCTTTTTGGAACGTTCCTTATTGCTTTTTGGGAACGTTCCTTTTACTTTGGGTTCCCATTCATCTTTACTTTTCCAACCTCTGACTGTACCAGCTGAAACACCCAAACGCCCAGCAATCTCAATCAGCTCAATATTTCCATTGTGTTCTGAATAGATTTCAAATGCCTTGTCTCGGTTGGGGTCTCTAGCTCTACCCAAGCCCTGCCCTCCTCTACTCGTTTATTTGGACAAAATAAAAAGGCCACATCTTGTGACCGTGTTTTGTATTAAAAATAAAGAGGCAAGGTAATCCGTAACATGAAAAAAATTAACTAATAATTTATAAGGAGATACAAAAAAATAGTTTAACTGGAGTTATTCAGCCATCGTGTGCGTGTTGTTTTTACATTTCCTTGCCTGATACCATAATACCACGTTAATCAATCCATTATCTCCCACAAATCTCCCAATTATCTCCCACAAATCTCCCAATTATCTCCCAAATTAAAGACAAGCAATTCACCACCCTTGTACGCTTCTGCGAACTCAAAAAGTGCTTGATCCAGCAGTCGGTAATACTCACTAGATGAGTAGCCCAAAGCTGGATAGATTTCTTTGTCTTGTTTAAATCTCAGTCTACAATACCGCTCCACTAATATCTGCGATAAATTCGCATCTGACAATCTGTTGATTGCCTCTGCGATGTGTTCTAGTTCTTGCTGAGCACTTACTCGTCTAATCACCATGTTTTCAGTTTGTTTGCTCGGGGAGCCTGGAGCACTCTTTGGCTCTAGTGAGTAGGTCGCCGTAACCTTAGGGCTATACTCCTCCCCAGCGATACGCAAGTAATTTCTGTATCTTTTGAGCGTGCGATTGGCATTCTCCTTGGTTTTATTTTTTAGTAGCTCGTTAAAAAACATCTATTCTCTTTCTCTCCCTTTAAAACCAAGCGTACCAAGGGCTAATGGTCTGCCTGATTGTTTTTGAATTATCGTGATTTTTTTATGTTGTATTTAGATTTATGAATTAAGAGAGACATCTCCTTTCGTTTGTTTTTAGCCCTTTAACCCCTCGACTGGTAACGCTCCAGCAACTTTCCACGGTCCCGCTTCGGCAAGAGGTGGCGCACGGTCAGACGCCTAGTGATGATAGAAACATATTTAGAAAGATACTCCTTTTTTATTTTTAGTTTGACCGTTCAAGTGTGAGTGTTAAGGATAAAACCAAAGTTTAGTTATTGGTCTTCTCACACTGTATGACCTTGCAATCTTTTACAATCGCAAGACCTTGTCTTTCTGCCACTTAAGACTATTTGAATTGATATTCTACTTGTAAAAAGAAAGCTTTTCCTTTTCATTTATTTTGTGGCATATAACTGCAAAGGGAATTGCACCCCTTACAGTCCAGATAGCTCTTCAATTTGTCTATCTAAGCCTTTAATGCGCTTCTTCAACCATTCACGGTTAGCAGTAGCATTATTCTTTCCGACTGTCTCGCATAATTCACGGTATGCGGTCTTGTCTTCTAGTTTCCGTTGATATTTGTTTCGTGTGGTCACTAGTTCTTCTAGGGTCATTCTGTATCTTCCTTGACTTTGTAAGTCCATGTTAATTCCCATCTATTTGTTATACAGTGTTACATTGCTTGAGTGAGTGTAATATACCTCGCCATTTTCAAAAGTCACACGAATACTATCTTGTTCGTCATATTTTGCCCATTGCTTCACTTCACCTTCGACAATTCGTCCGTCAGCTAGTCTGATTTTTGCGTATTTGAAAGTAAAAGTTGTTCCAATAATATCTTTATTTCCACACCCTGATAGTGTTATAAAAGACAAACAAACAAACAAAAACTGTGATCAATGATTTTTTTATCATATTTCTACCTCTTCCTCTTACGCTTCCTTTAAATACTGGTTAAACACATCTTCATCAAGAACCCCATTCTCGATTAGATTTTCAACTGCGATTTCAATTTTAATCAAACGATTTAATTCCTCATTTGGCAACGCAGCCATAATAATTTCTTCCATCCCTCAACCTCCTAAATTGCTAAATGGGACTTCCCATCGATAATCATCATATTCATAACAAACATTTTTGATAATTTCGCCTTTTGAAATTTCAATTTCTTGCGTGAATTCCATGCTACACTCAAACGTAAAAATTTTAATATCAACATCAAACTTACTAGAAATTTCTTGATAATTTTCTGGAATAGCACTCCACGCTTGCTTGAAATTATCCAGTTCAACGATACAAAATTCTTCTTCAAACCAAACTTCTATTCGTTTTCGATCAATAAACGCTCTTCTTGTGCCATTGATATAAAAATAGGGTGCTGTGTTATTGAATTCAAGCAGAGTGCCATCATATTCATCTTCTAGCGTCACAGTGTCGTTTAACAGCATTTCTTTTAATGCTGATGCAATATTTTTGTTTCTTCCTCTTAATTTAAGAGTTCCTTCGGCCCAATTTGGCATTATTCCTTCACCTCCTCAACCGGTTCAGGCTTCAAAAATAATTCCGTCTATTTTTGAACCCCTACCACCGCTAATTCTTATTTTTAAATCGTGCCCATTCGCAATGCGTTCAAAATCGTTTTTAGATAAGAAAATTTCAAGCATACTCATTCTTCCACCTCCTCAAAATAACCATGAAATTTACTTAGGTTCACAATAGCGACCTCTTCAACGGAATATTTTTCGATATCAAAGTCTGGATCATTTTTCCCAAACTCTTTCTTTATGGCTTTTTCCGCTAGAAAAGGTAAGGCAAATATACTTGCTCCGTTTTTTAAGGCAAGCGCTTGACCGTGTTTATTTACTATTCGATACCCTATATCAAACGGTCTGATTTCCCTTGGGATTTTTATGCATTTACTTTGATTCTTCATTCCTTCTTCAAGCGTTTGTATCATCACTCCACCTCCTCAACTTCAAACAATGGACTGTTAAACACTTCACCAAATCCAGCATCTTCTAGCTCTTTGCGGGTGAATTTTGTACCGTAAAGATTATTTTCTTCTGGATTCGAAAAAATAAATACTCCTGACTTTTTGCTACGATTTAAAGTGCCTTGTCTTGTCCGTACATTTTTAACATTCACTCGATACCGCTTCACCTCTACTGTGTAGCCGTCAAGTATAGCTTTTATTAATCTTTTTCTGTTTTCAAGTTCCCTAAACCTTTCACTCAAGTCTTTTAATTCTATGCCATCGTTATCTCTTAAATAATAACCCCAGCCAGTTCTTGAAACATGATATAAAGCTGTCGTAACATCACTTTCACAATTAAAATCAAACGTTTCAAGGAATTTCGCTTCTTCTTCAGATACTACGACTTTCTGCGGTTCGTCTAGTTGCTTTAGATCTCTCAAAACTTCGGACGTGTCAACCCTTCTGAAACAGTCATGACTCAAATACTCATATTTCTCGATCAACTCTTGTTTATTCATCTAGTTTCCTCTTTTCTTCAAGTATTCAGGGATTGAATCACCAATTTTGAGTTTTTCGTACTGCTCCTTGGTCACTAGAAACTTACCATAAGCCCCTGCTGTGACCGTGTAGCGTCCCTCTATGATTTCCTTGTCTGTGATTTGTCCTGCCATCATACCACCAGCATTATCCACAACGTGGATGATTATGGGTTGTTTTTCAGGTTGGGGATTGACTGGAACAACATTTCCAAGCACGGCCCCGGCGATAAAACACATCAAGCATAAGATTGTGTTAAAAATCAGTTCTTTTGTTTCGTCACTCATCACAACTCTCCATGTTAGCAATCACTGCCAATCCAATGGCCCAAATGAGGGCCACTAGATGTGCAATGCTGATAAAAATTATTAGCATCATTTCCATTTTAGTCTTCTTTCTTTAACCATGAACCGACCATTAGGCAAGATAATCCAAATAAGCTGATAGCTACTCCAAAGTCTGACCCAGTTTCAGGTAATTGAGCTGGTGCACTGTATGTTTCAACTGGTTCGTCTTGTTTGACTTCTACCTGGTTCACCACGGATACCGTTTCCTTTTTGGTTTCTGTTTTTGGAGTTGGTGTGCTTGGCTTTTCTTGTTTTGATTCTTCTTTTGGTTCTGGACTTGGTTTCACTGGCTCATCTGGAGTTTCAAGCTCTGGCAAGTCCAAAATAGGCGCATCAAACGGTACAGTCCCAATAGGCTCTGTGTATTCAGGTTTTTCTCGTACCTCTGGAATACCAGGTATCCCACCTTCAAACTCTGGAATTTCAACTTTAGGCGACTCTTTAGGAATCTCAAATGTTGGTTCTGGTTTGGTTTCTCCTTTAGCATCCCCTTTGCCACCAACTAGTTCAACCTTAGCAATATAGTTGATTTCTTGCTCATCAGCGTTGAATTTTACAGAGTTAGTAGGGTTTGTGGATTGTTTTACAGCCTCTTTCAGCTTAGTTTTGTATTCGATGTAAAGGACTTTTTCAAACTGTTTGAATTTGGCATCAAATCCACCATCCAGTACGTTCCAAGCCGTGAGATAATCCTTGGCATTATTGACACCTTTCCAGTTTTTGACATCGTCCACTGTGTAGATTTTTTCTGAGTTTCCCACAAAAGATTGATTATCACTCCAGCGATCCTCTAGGACTGCATTACTCAAGCGTTTGCGTGAGACATTCAGACGGATAACCCAGTTAATTACAGAGGCATCGTCTTTATCCTGGGCACCCCATTTAGCAAAGACCTCATCCTCCCCCACTCCTGCTTCTTCTGCTACAGTGATAGTGCGTAAGGTTCCGTTGAAACTAACTTTCTTAGTCTCGCCATACTTGACTTCTTCTGTGTATTTCACGTCCAATTTAAGCCCCATCTGCTTATTGAGTGGGTGGCTCTTAAAATAATCATTAAACGTGGTAACCACAGTACCAGTGTTAGGATCTGTTACAGCATTACCTACTACGTGGCTTTCTGGGTTCGTAACGTCAAAGCTGTAGGCGGTCTGGAATGTTACCTCTTTTGGTAATTCGAATTTGACAGTGTCTCCTGGATTGATATCCATCGAGTCATCAAATTTGATGTTTTTATACTCGACATTAAAGCCCTTGTATTTGTCATGACCGTTTGGATATGTAACCTCAACCTCTGGGTTTGAGACTACAATTTCACTTCCGTTCTTTTCAATAACTGCAGCATTGACTTCTCCCCCTCCAGTCGGTTCATCGCTTGCCAGCGTGCTTTCTGTAGTCGCTGTTTCTGTTGGTTCAGCTTCCGCTCCTGCTTGAGTAACCTCTCCCACTGCTTTTCCAGTGTTTTCGCTTCCTGCTGTAAATTCTGTATGTTCCGCTGAGTTCGGTTGATCAATTTCATTCGCATATACTCCTTGAGATGTGAGCGCTACTGCTGCCATTGTTGCTACTGCTAAAAGTGTTACTTTACCATTTTTCATTTTTGTATCTCCTATTTGTTGATTTCTTCGATTTCTACCTCAATTCTAGGATTGAGGCTGTAAAACTTGCCAACGTCATGCATAGCTATCTGACCATCGTCCTTAAAGACGACCCCTGACATGCTGTCATATAGTGACTTTTCGTAGTTATCTATATCTGGCTTCTTGCCTACTGGAATTGTCTCATCCAGCAACCCCTGATGGTTCTTTTTCCGATTAGAGATATACTGAGGGGGCTCGATGAAAAACCTCACCCGCGCCCTCAGAGCGCCCTCTAGCATCGGCTGGCCTATTTACTGATTAGCGATGAGAAACTTGCACTGGTTCCGCCACAGCTTCATTTCAGCTACCTCATAAGGCTTGCCAAATCGTGTAAATCTCGCCCTTGACTGTGGCCGAGGGTCGATATTTAAGACGAACTTCATTTTTTGCTCCTGTTTTTTCAAAATGGCAAATCATCATCTGACAAATCAAGCGGATTAGCACCCCCAAATGGCGAATTATATCCGTTTGACGGGTTGCCATTTTGATTGTTTTGATTGTTGTTGCGTTTTTCCAGCAAAGTAACGGTTTCAGCGACTACATAGGTAACATAGTGACGCTCTCCGTTCTTTTCATAACTCCGAACTTGTAAGCGTCCTGTGATCCCAATAAGTGAGCCTTTGCTACAATACTGAGCGATGACATCAGCTACACCACGCCAGGACTGGAAGTTGATAAAGTCAGCCTCCCGCTCGCCGTTTTGATTTTTAAAATTACGATTTACTGCCAGTGTCCCCTGCAGACTAGATACGCCGTTAGGCGTTTTGCGTAGATCAGGAGGCGCTACAAGCCTCCCAACAAGTGTAACGTTGTTAATCATCTAATCCATCCCTTCGTACAAACTTTTCCCAAGTTGTTCCTCAAAATCTTTTTCATCTCTGGGGTCTAATGCAGCCAACTCTGTGACAACTCTTATTTTCGTTTCTCTACACGGCTGATAACCGTATTTGGCATACCTCAACATCCTATTAAATGTGCTTACGGGATATAGCAAAACATTATCAACAACTAAACGTTTTGTGTGCAAATGCTCAAAGAAATCCTCATGAAATATGACTTCAAAAACAGCCATATAATCATCTTCATCCAAATTGTCATAATTTTTGTAATAAGCAAACTTCGTTATTGTAAAATCAAAATTTGAAATAACTTGTTTTGGATTTCCGTATGTGTTTCTGATGAGCTCTAAACGAACTTTATCTTTTATAGAATATATAGACCAGCAATTCTTGTTTTCGTACGAAAATTTCCAGTCTTTTGGTTTCTCTTTTATAAGTTGTTTATAATATCTCTGAGCTTCGATAAAATCCTGGTTGTTTTCAAAGAATATATCTAGGTCTTTAACTGGTTCGCCATTGAAAATATTCTTAAAGCAACCTCCAGCAATAAAGCCTTTGTGTCCTACAAGAAATTTGTCAAGCCACCAAAGCTGCCGATAATTAAGTAAATCACTTGTTTTAAATGTCATCTTTCCCTCCTGGGTTCTTCCACCATTCGACAAGCTCGTCATGATGGGCAATCAGGTACTCATCAAATTCTTCAAACTGACGGATGGCCCATTTTAAACGCTGGGTGTCTTCGCCACTTCGTGAGCAGTACCCGCTTACTTTAAAAATCGGGGTAATATCACTAACATTGCTACGGCTTAGATCGTCAATATTCAGAGCATCATAAGTCTTCATCTCAAGATCCAGGATAAACTCATCACCGAGATTATGGATGACTTGCAACCTCTTACCGTCCGAGTAAATGGCTATGCTGCTTGAAATTTTTCTAATTTCCATGTCTACCACCCGTTCTGTTCGTTTAGCTCAGCTTGAGTCAGTGGCTCAATACGTTGATAACCGCTGACCTGGTAATTTGTCTTATGCTCAAATCCTGCTTGAGCAAGCGCCACCTTGAAGCGGTCCTTTTCGGCTGTACTTGTAAAATACACTTCAAGGGTCATTTTTTGAGTGTACCGTTTCGACTCATTTTCAGCCTCTCTCAGCTCGTTTTGAGTATTCTGGGGGATTTGCCCACCGTCCAAGATTTCGCCTGTCTCTGGGTCAAAATTGGCGGTCTCCGTCGATTTTGGAGCTTGTTCCTCTTCTTTGGCTTCTTGAGATGCTCGAAGTCGCTCAGCTTGCTCTTGAGCTAGTCGCATTTCTGCTTTTTGCTTTTCAAAAACATAGTCAGATTTGATTTGTTCAAGTACCTCTGCAAGAGTAAGGTCCCGTAGCATGCGGATGTATGGTTGATCTGTCATCCCGTACTCTGCACATTGTCCTGAGATGGTTGCTTTTGCTTTTTCGAGCTGTTGCTGGCTCTGGTACTCAAATGTAACCATGTCATCAAGTGATTTCATTGTGGTTTTCTTGAGTGTCACGCCGTCAGCCATAAAGTCGCTGGCTTTGATGTATTCTGTAGCTTTTTCGTCGAAAATCCGAGGATCTAGCATATACTCAGCCGATTTATTAGCTAAGTAGCTCTTGACTGTATCCAAGCGGACAGCTTTTTGATGATCTTCAAATTCCTTGACATCATTTGCAATCTTGTTGATGACATCGTCCATAGGCTCGCTGGTGTCCTTGATGTACTTATCAAATTCATCAGCCGACTGAGACAGTTCACGCTTGATCTTGATGCGCTCATCGGAGATCTGCTTCTTCAATTTCCGCAAGTCCGCTAATACCTGCTTGTCATCTTTGATTGTTGCAGCAGTCACAGTATAATCCTTATACTTGGCCACTACCTCGCTGATATTTTGTTCAAACTTCTCACGGTCAATGATCTCAACTTGTGCCTGTGTTACTTTTACTTGTAATTCTTGCATGTTGTCCTCCTAGTATTCCAGCTCACCGTCTAGTAGCTCGCCCTGGATTGGTTCCTCATTTTGAGTAGGTTCAGGATCTGTGTGGGCTTGCTCTTTGTTAAATTGCTCAATCTGAGCCATCTTACGTGCTACTACATCATCACGGCTCTCAGTCGGGGTCACGTCAACAGGGGCAGCTTGTTCCATTTCGTCAGATGTATAAAGACCTCCTACATCTTCCGAGAATGTATCACGAACGGCTGCAACGATCGCAACTTTTTCAATCATTTGTCCTGGGGCTTTTTGCCACCAGTTTTTACCCGTGTTATATGCCGACAATTCTACTTCACGATAGATCGGCCGTGTTCTATCTTTACGATAGACCTCACACCAGCCACCAATTAGCTTGGCACCTTTTGGCAAGATGATCCCTTTCTTATTTTTTAACTCGCCTTTTTCATCTTCATAAATAACGCCACTTTCAAAACCATCATAATTTGGGTTCTGCTCTGCACGTTTCATGAAAGCATCTTTACTTACGACGATTTGAGCAGGATTGTTGCCATATTTGATGAAATAAACCTCTCTAGTAAATGGGTTTAAATTCCGATTTTTTACAATTGCAAGCAGTGTCTGCAATTCTTGAGGGCTTGCTTGGTGTTTTGGATCGACAAAACTTCTGAGGGTTGCCCCATCAAGTTTCTGTAGGTCAGTTAAGTAATTCCCTTTTGTTTGTGCTACTTCATTTGTCATCTCATTCTCCTTTGTGTTTTCTTCATGTTCCAGATTTCACGCTTAAGACGGCTGTTTTTCTTGTTCAGTGAGATTATTTTGTCTTGCTGTTCGTCTACGATTTCGCCCAGATTATGACAGAGTCTCTCATAGTACTTGCGCCAGTATGCATCATCACGGCAATTCACTTCCATATCACTCATCTCCTACAAACACCCAGCGCCCCCCTACAAACACCCACTCATCAGGATCATAGGTTTCACGCTGTGGCTCAGGTTGTAAGTAATCACGGTCATAGTCAAAGGTTCCAAATAGTCCTCTGTCCATGTGAGCCTCCTTAATTGTTCATATTCTCATATACATCAATGAGACGCTGTTGGACTGCCACTGTGTCGGCATAGCGCTGGCATTCATACCCTAGGCGGATATTGTCTTCTGAGAGCTCTCGCATGATTGCATTTTGTTTGCGCACAACTTCTTGTAGCTCTCGCACTTGAGCTTGTAGCGTGCGGATGTCAATCAAAGTCCCACCGTGCTGTACTGGCTCATCTTCATTGAAATAGTCCAAATTTAATAGATTTTTGATTTTTTCTAACATTATTCGTCTCCCTCTTCGTCGTCTTTGCTAGCTAGATTTGAGTTGATGGCTTGTTTTGATGTTTTGCCATCTAGCACGTCCTGGATAGCATGCGATACGTTGTGTATCGTTTCCAATGTATTTTCTAGGATCGCACCCTCAATTCCTTTAGGTTTGATAAGCGCTAGTGTTAGCATCCCTGTCATTGCGATGCCGTGTAGATCATTTTGCAACTCTTGGATGCGTTCAATGGTTTTGATATTTTCGTTTGTAGTCATTTTTTGTCCCTTTTCTTTTTTTATTTATAAGTACTAGTTTGTTGTTGGTTAGTACTTATTGCCAAGTTAGTGCCGTAGGCTATATTGTTGTATAGTTAGTACTTGTTATATAGTTAGTACTTATTAGGGGGCAATTTTGTTCAGGGCAATTTTGTTCAGGGCAATTTTGTTCAGGGCAATTTTTGCCTTGTGCAAAGATGGGTATTATTCTCCGCTTGTGGATAACTCTTTCTCAAGATTGTCCTTTAGATAATCAAAATAGCTGTCAGTTATGGGCACATCAGAGAAAAATCTAAATGTCCTTGCTCCTTTATTTCCACCAAAACTATACTTTACTGTCCTCATGTATCCAGCCTCTTCCAATTTTTGAAAGTGCCTATTTATCGTTCTTCTACTAACACCAAGCCTTTTAGCAATCTCCTCAGGATACACGACCCAATCAGGCTTATTGGTTAGTATTACTGTCAAAATTCCGATTGTGGCAGGTTCAAGTAGCTTATCTTGAGTGAAAGCGTTATTGATAGATGTGTAATTTTCGTGAGTATTTCTTAGAATGTACTGCATACCTCATATTTAAGCCCCTTTCTGTAACTCTCGCTTGTTCATGCCTAAAATGATGTCATAGTAAGAATGACCAGCAGGGATAACGTATCCTGTCAGATCGTCAACTTGAGAACCATCTGCCATGATGTTTACAATCCGTGGCTCCCATTTCTTTTTTACTTTTTTCATGATATAATTACCTCGTAAAGTATTTTGCTTAGTCCCTCAATGGAATTGCCGTTCCAGAGGGGCTTTTTTGCTATAATAAACTTATCCCAACGAAAGGAGGATAAGTTATGACTACTTGTTACATCGTGATTGATGGCCATGTTGAGTCTGTGCCAATGACATTGCCCGCTATTCCTGCCATAGGTTCTGTCATTGCTAAGTCAGCAGACCGTAAATCTGAGCATTATTTGGTAAAGTGCGTTGAGTATGTCAATGGACACAAGAGCGTCAATCTACATGTTCAACCATTTCCTAATCAAATCAGTGCTGTCAACGCTGTTGATGGTTTCAGGAACAGTAGATAGTTCTACTATCTTGAACCAATACCTGTCTAGCACCTTTTTATCAACATAGACCGCTTGTTCACATAGACCGATGTGTCCATCAACGACTATCGCCCTGCGGACAAGTAGGTCTTTTTCGTTTTCTAGTTCGATTCGTCCAGCGATGTCTCCAGAGATTTCAAGGAATTTTCCAACCAGGTTGTCCTTCATTTGCACTTCTTTTACCGCCATCATCCCATCTACATCAATAACGTCTGGTGTAAATGTGACGGTGGCTTTTGGTTTTTTGTCTGCTGACATTTCCAATTTAAAGTCAGTAACGCCACGACCAAGTTCCCAGTCATTGATTTTTACTGAATAACCTGACGAATGTAAACATTGACCCTCAGTAGGTTCTTGTTTGGGTTTAATACTTAGTTTTAATTGCTTCATGTTTGCTCCTTTCTAAACTGTTAAGTATTCCTGATTAAGAAATTTATTGATAAAATATTGCTGGCCTTTGCCTGTGACAAGAGGTGTCTTGCTCACTGTGATGTGGCCGTCAGCATGCGTGATGCTTGTTTCTTTGACTCGTATGAGCCCCATCTCTACACTCTTCTGTGTTGGCATGTTCCAATCACGTCCATTGCGTTTGATTAGGTATCCGTGGGTTCGTAGCCAGCTAAACAAGCGTGTTGCTCCGATGTCTACCCCGTTTTGTTTGAGTAGCTTAGCAAGCTCTCCAACCAAGATAGACGTGTGACTAGCACTGACTGCCTCTGCGAATAGCACCTTTGGTCTATCAGCCTCGATCTTAGCCTCTAGCTTGTGGACTTTCTGATCGGCCATAAGCAAGGCTCTTGCCATAATCTTCTCAGGGCTGTTAAAGTCCTTTTCTACTTGGATGAAGTATTGTCGGACTTGCTTGCCTCGTTCTGTTCGCTGGATCATAGCAATTTCTTTGGCCATATCTAGCTTGATGACGTGGTCTACTTGATTAGTTGAGTTTCCTTGAGCTGTTACTCTTTTTTGAGTAATAGCTAGATAGTCTTGATTTTCAATAAAACCGTATTCTGTCATACGATTAAACCAATCATTGTATCGAGTTTTGACTCCCAATGCCTCATGTAGTTGTCTTCCTGACACCACAGGCTCATACTTGTCGTTTAATGTTACTGTGATAACTTCGTTCATATAAACCCTTTCTAATTTGGTATAATAGAATAAAAACGAATGGAGAAATCTTATGGATTCTAGTAAACTATTCTGCTTGTTTTGCGGTTGTTCTATTCCAAATCACGACGGTACTTTTCGAGAAGACGAGCACTACTTTTTGATTCATCGTCCGCATTTTCCCATCGAAGAAAACTTGAGTGACAAAATAACAATACAAACAATGAATTGTCCAAACTGCCATAAAGTTTCAATCGACATCGTGGGCGTAGGAAGTCAATTCCCAAATCGCATTATGCACTTCAATCCAATTTCACTTGCTAAAGTTTACCCGGAATACATTCCACAGACTATCAGAAGTGATTATGAAGAAGCTCATGCTATCTTAAATCTCAGCCCCAAAGCTTCTGCTACCCTCTCTAGACGTTGTCTACAAGGAATGATTAGAGATTTTTGGGGAATTTCTAAAGCAAGGTTAGTAGATGAGATAGATGCTTTAAAAGAGTCTGTTGACCCAAGCACTAAAAATGTACTCGATGCTCTACGAAAACTTGGAAACATTGGCGCCCATCCAGAAAAAGATATAAATCTTATAGTGGATATCGAACCGAAGGAGGCTCACAAGTTGCTGAAGTTTATAGAATTACTTATGCAAAAATGGTATATTGAACGCCATGATAACGAGCAATTACTACAAGATATTTTAGATTTGGACAAAGATAAACAAAATCAACGCAAACCTAAAAATTCTTGATAATGCGGAGAGCAGGGATCTAATTCAAATATTAGATTGCCGTCCATGTTATAATACTGTTCTACAACCCTAATGCCATCCGTCTCGGTTCCTTCGCCTCTCAAAATTGAAAGGTGGATAACTTTTTCAATCTTCAATTCATCAGGTCTACCACGTCTATCGTGGTATTTTTCTTTTTGCCCTAACATCTTTTTTCTCCTTTCTATTCTGTCGCATTAGTTATGAACGAATTTTCGTTCACTAGGTTAAAAAATTAAGCAGTGTCGCCTGCTGGTGTAAAAAGATATTTTAGTTCATATTCTGGGAAAAATTTTTCCTGAACTAGCATAGCTTCTTGAAAAGTGAAAGGGTACTTTCCTCTTAGTTTGTCGCTAACGGTTTGAGATCGTACACAAAGATAGTCAGCGATATCTACAATGGAGATACCTTTTTCCTTTCGCGCCTCGTCAATGTTTAACATACGCAGCTCCTTTCTGAACGAAATATCGTTCATTTGTATTTAAATTAAAGCTCTTTGATGAGCTTGATTATATGATAAACTTTTTTTCGTTCATTGTCAACAGAAAAACGTTAATTTTTTAATTTTCTTTTTCTTTACAAACGAATTTTCGTGTGATATAATGTAAAAAAAGGAGAAATAGCTATGACAGAACAGGAATTAAGAGAACTCATAGAATTGAAATATGGGAGTGTTCGACAGATGGCATTAAAAGTAGATATGCCAGCTTCTACTATAAATTCCATTCTCAACAGAGGAATTTTAAAATCTAATGTTGATAATATTTTTAAAATCTGCTCAGCGCTTGGGATTCGCCCTGAAACATTGGCAGACGGCGTGGATTTTCATAAAGCAGAGACTGAAGTGCCTGAAATCCTAACGGTCTACAATCAACTAGAAGAATCGAGACAAGAGAAGGTCCTCGGATTTGCCAATGCTCAACTTGATGAACAGGAAAGCTCTAAGGTTGTTTCTATCTTCGAGAAGGTAAACAATGAAGATTATATCATTGACTACGTAGAGGGTTTGGTTGCAGCAGGACATGGAACATTTCAGGAAGATAATCTACACATGGAAGTTAAACTCAGAGCCGATGATGTCCCTGAAAAATATGATACTATAGCTAAGGTTGCTGGTGACTCTATGGAGCCTCTAATAGAAGATAACGATCTGTTGTTCATTAAGGTTACTAGTCAGGTTGATATCAACTCTATTGGTATTTTCCAGGTAAATGGAAAGAACTTCGTCAAGAAGTTAAAAAGGGATTATGACGGATCCTGGTACTTACAAAGCCTTAATAATAGCTATGAGGAAATCTATCTAACAGAGAATGACGACATCCGAACAATCGGAGAAGTAGTTGAAATTTACAAAAATTAAAAAGATGTGCAATTACTGAACCACACTAAAAGCTGGGAGGTATTTTTATGAAAAAGGTTACACTGGTAGCGATTGCTACGCTTACATTATTATTGACTGGTTGCAGTCAGCAAGAAGCAGATACAGACCGAAGTCAAGAACAAAGCACAGAACAAGTCTCATCATCAAGTGAAATATCGACTTCTTCAACTTCTTCTAGTGATGCTTTGCAAGGACGTTCTGCTTATGATGTTTTTGTAGAAAATTTCAAAGCGTGGGTACATGACACCGACTCTACTGCGACTGTAACTTCGACTGAAAAAGACATAGCAATCACTCTTGCAATAGCTCTAACTGATGAACAAATTCAAAAGGCGCAACCCATGGTAGATGGTATGCTTAAAATCAAACAATCAGGAGAGGAAGAACTTAGAAAGCACGATCCGAACTTCAAAGCTCCCAATCTTATCGTTTTAGATGTTAATGCGAAAGTTATTGCACAGGAGCAAGACGGTAAAATGATTTTAGATAAATAAAAAAGCCCCACGCTCTCAAACTTTGGCGAGTCTGAGCGTGAGGTTTTGAAAAGATAAAGAAAGGATTTCAAAATGTTTTATTTTGAAAGGGTCTTTCTGTACTCTATTTTATCAAAAATGGAGGTGAAAGACAATGAATAAAGTAGCACTATATGTACGAGTTTCAACTACTTCCCAGTTAGAAGAGGGCTACTCTATCGACGAGCAAAAAGACAAGTTAATAAGTTACTGCGATATCAAGGATTGGAATATTTACGAGATATACACAGACGGAGGTTTTTCAGGTTCCAACACGGAGAGGCCAGCGCTTGAGCAACTTATCAGAGATGCTGAGAGAAAGAAGTTTGATACTGTACTAGTCTATAAACTGGACCGCTTGAGCCGTAGTCAAAAGGACACGCTCTACTTGATCGAGGATATCTTCTTAAAAAATAATATTGAGTTTGTCAGCTTACTTGAAAATTTTGACACCTCGACACCATTCGGTCGGGCCGTTATTGGTTTATTATCCGTATTCGCTCAACTGGAGCGCGAGCAGATAAAAGAGCGTATGCAATTAGGCAAGCTGGGACGGGCCAAGTCTGGAAAGTCCATGATGTGGGCTAAAACCTCCTATGGTTACGACTATCAGAAAGAGACAGGGTCACTGACCATAAACCCAGCACAGTCGCTAGTAGTCAAGTACATTTTTGAGCGCTATTTGGCTGGGCGGTCTATTACTAAATTAAGGGACGACTTAAACGAGAAGTATCCAAAAGAAATTAGCTGGAATTACAGAGTTGTCAGAGGGATCCTGTCAAATCCTGTCTACTGTGGATATAATCAGTACAAGGGCCAGCTATTCCCTGGAGAGCATGAGCCCATCATCTCAGAAGACGAGTACAAGAGGACGCAAGAGGAGCTAAAAATCAGGCAGATGGCTGCCGCAGAAAAGACAAATCCTAGACCGTTTCAGGCTAAGTATATGCTGTCAGGGCTAGCTCAGTGTGGATATTGCCACGCACCTCTCAAGCTAATAATGGGCGGTATCCGTAAAGACGGTACTAGATTTATTAGATACGAGTGCTACCAGAGACATCCAAGGAAAACAGCTGGGGTCACCGTTTACAATAATAACCAAAAATGTCATTCTGGAGCTTATGAAAAAGACGATTTAGAGAAGTATATCATTACAGAGATAAGCAAGCTACAGCATGACCAGAACTATATAGAGCAACTGTTTAGCACCAAATCAAGCACTATAGACCGTGATAGCTATCAAAAACAAATTGAGGATCTAACTAAGAAAATAAGCAGGCTAAATGACTTGTATATTGATGACCGCATCACTTTGGATGAATTACAAAAAAGGTCCTCAGAATTTATGACAATGAGGACGGCACTTGAGGAAGAACTAAAAAATGACCCAGAAATACAAGGTCAGGAACGAAGAAATAATATAAAACAGGTACTAGACTGTGAGGATATCGCAAGTATCGATTATGATGGCCAAAAGGCTATTGTTAGGGCGCTAATTGAAAAGGTACAAGTGACATCTGAGCGGGTTGTCATAAATTGGAGGATATAAAGAATTTTACTATCCTTCATTTCAATGAACGTCACTAAAATTCTTTTTTCCGTTGTAATAGACAATAGCAAAAATGTCTGTTTTAACGGCAATAAAAAAAAGCCCCCCCCAAAAAGGGGGAAACTTTTAAAAAGAACCCCCCCCAAGGCTTCTTA